TGACCGAATTGCTGCGGCGGCTGGATGCCCAGGAGAAGGCGCAGCGGCAACTGTTCATGGCGTGGCGGCAGGCCGATTTGATGCGCGTCGATGCGACCGAGCGGTGCTTTTGCCTGGAGCCACGGACGGCAGAACTGAGGAAAGCGGAGAAGGAAGCGAGGCGGCAAGCGACGGAATAGCCGCATGAGGGGGTAGACCAATGGAACGAAAAACCTTTCCAGCCGAAAGCGTCATCGTCAGCGATGCGCCTGAAGGCATTGTCGAAACCGTGTTCAGCGTCTTCGGCAACATTGACTTGGGCGGTGATAGGCTGCATCCCGGCGCGTTCTCCAAGACGTTCCAGGAGCGCGGCCTGAAAATCAAGGTACTCGACCAGCACCGCACCGACAGCATCATGCGCGTGATTGCCAAGCCGCTGGCGATGCGGGAATTGAGCCGCGTGGAACTGCCGCAGCAGATTCAGGACAAATACCCAGAAGCCACAGGCGGGGCATGGGCACAGGTCAAGTTTCTACTTGACACGCCCGAGGGCCAAGGTGCCTATGTGCGGCTCAAAGAAGGGCTGGTCGATGAATGGTCCTTCGGCTATGACCCTATCCAGGTGGGCTATACCACCGAGGAGACAAAAGAGGGCAAGCGCACAATTCGAGAACTGCGTGAGGTCAAATTGTACGAACTGTCACCAGTAGTCTGGGGCATGAATTCTGGCACCATGACAGTCAGTGCCAAGGGAGACATCGAACCAGAGGAGGGCAAACCGTGGCGGGTGTTCGAGCGTGACGGCAAATTCCAGGTGTACAAAGTCAACGAAGACGGAGAACCCGTGGGAGACGCACTGGGCACGCACGACACGCGAGCCGACGCGCAAGCACAGGTCCGTGCCCTGTACGCAAACGAACCGGATGAGGAGATGGCTGGCGCGGGTGCAAGCGAGGAAGCGGCGGGAATGACGCCAGAGGACAGGAAGGACATCATCGAGCGCCTGGAACGCATCGAGGCGCTGTTGGGCGAACGAAATCACGACGCACCCCCAGACACCACGGGGGCCGCTGACGATACGCCACAGGACGAAGACGCCGGGCCGGACATTCCACCCACGTCGGAGCGGTTGGCGGTGCTACGACAATTGGAAGCAGAACTGTTGGAGGTGGAATAATGGACCTGCAAACCAAAGAGCAAGACCTTCTCAACAAGGCGAACGCCCTGATGGCCGAGGCTGCACAGCTCGCCACCAAGGAAGACGCCAGCGGGGAGGACATCGAGAAATTTCACAAGATGGTGGAAGACGTGAAGGCCATCAAGGCCCGCGTCAGCGCCATGCGCGACCTGGAGGAAGCCAAGGCCGCGTTCGAGCCGCCCGTGCGGAAGCCCGAAATCGCCAAGCCGGGCCAGTTCAAGAGCCTGGGCGAGTTCGCCGCGACGCTGTGGCAGGCCAAGTTCAACGGGCGGGCAGACCGCCGCCTGACGTCGTGGTACGACCGCGATGAGCCGGCAACGCCCGCGAACGCTGAGGGCTGGGTGGAATCCAAGGACCGCAAAGACTTGGTAGAGAACGTGGGAGCCAGTGGCGGCTTCCTGGTGCCGGTGGAGCAGCGAACGGACTTGCTGTCTATCCCCGCACCGGACGCCATCATTCGCCCGCGTGCGACCCGCGTGCCGATGCGCCGGCGCCAGATTCAGTGGCCGGTGCTGGACCAGACGAACACCACGAGCGGGCGTCCTGCCTGGTTCGGGGGCGTGCTGGCGTACTGGACCGAGGAAGGCGAATACAAGACCGAGAGTGACCCCGCTTTCCGCCAGATTAACCTAACTTGTCATAAGCTCGTCAGCCTGACGGAAGCGAGCGACGAGTTGCTGGAGGACTCCGCCGTATCGCTTGAGAGCCTGCTAACCCAGTTGTTCACCGGCGCGAACTCGTGGTACGAGGAACACGCCTTCCTGAATGGCACGGGCGCGGGCCAGCCTCGCGGCATCATCAACGCCCCGGCGACCTTTGCCCAGGCGCGTGCGGCTGCGGGCGCTATCGGCATCGTGGACATCATCAACATGCTGGAGCATTCCTACGGGAATCCCATCTGGATGATTTCCCGGTCGGCGCTGCCCAGCCTGATGCAGCTCAACGGCCCGGCAGCGAACCCGTCCTACGTGTTCATGCCCAACGCCCGCGAGGGGATGCCGGGCACGCTGTTCGGCTATCCGGTGTTCTGGAACGAGCATTGCCCCCTGCTTGGCAACCGGGGCGACATCGTTCTGGCCGACTTGCGGTACTACCTGATCGGAGACCGCAGCGCCCTCACCATCGACGCCTCGAAGCATGACAAATTCCGCTATGACCTGACCGTGTGGCGGGCCGTGCATCGGGTCGATGGTCAGCCCTGGCTGTCGCAGCCCATCTACTACCAGGATGGCACGACTCAGGTTTCGCCCTTCGTCGTTCTCGACGCTGCGACGGGCAGCTAGGAGGTGATGAGATGAGTGGAAGCTATACCGAACGGTTCACGGAAACCAACGTCCTGCTGGACACCCTCGATGTCGGGGGGCACGCAGGCGGCGAATCGACCGAGTGGGTGAGCGTGGCCGACTACCACCGCGTCGTGGCGATGCTGTTCACGGGCAACCTGGCCGGCACGCTCGACATGGCAATCTGGCAGGCGACCAACGCAGCGGGCGCTGGGGCGAAAGTCGTGGCGGGCAAGGCCATCACGCAGTTGGCCGCGACGGACGACTACGACCAGTGCATCATCGAACTCAAGACCGAGGAGCTGGATGTGGACGGCGGGTTCGACTACATCCGCGTCCAGACGCTCAATGGGGGCGTCAATCAGTACGTGGTGGCGGTGTTTGGGACCATCCCGCGTTACGCGCCAGGTACGACCGGCGGCTGGGATGAAATCGTAGACTAGCCTGAACCTGGGCGGGGGTGGGCGACTGCCCCCGCCCCTGAAAGGAGCTGACACGTATGCCCGTCTGGGTTCAGTTGCAACAGACCATGCACCACGAGCAGCATGGTCAAATCAAACTCTACCAGCCCGGTGACTGGCTGAAGGTCGGCAAGCAATTGGCCCGCCAGTGGATTGCAGATGGCGCGGCCATTTCCCCCTATCCCGAATCCGTCACCGTCGAAGAGCCAGAAGGCACCACCGGCATCATGGTCTTCGGCCAGGGCGACGCGCCCGAGGTCGGCGTGGAAACGTCCCGCGATGGCCTGTACGAACTGCGCTGGCACAAGACCTGCTTCCTGCATGTGTCCACCCCCGTCAAGGCCGTGATGTACGCCATCGGCTTTGGCCTGATTAACCAGTGGGAGATTGCTATACCGCTGGTGGACTACCGCATTCTGGCGAAAGACGAGCAGGCGACGGATGAGGAGAAGGCGTACACCCAGCGCATCGTTCGGGACTTGCGGGTGCCGCTGTACGATACGCGGCTGATGTTTGTGCGGCGGTGCGAGAGTACGCGGCGTCTGTTCGAGGTATGGGAAGGCGAGGGCGAGCACACGCGGCTGAGTTTTTTGCGGGCGTTGTATCGGGTGAAGCCGCTGGTGCTGGCGCTGCCAGTGACCTGGACGGGACAATGGGCACCGACGAACGCATAGGCATCGTCACCGTCGCCTTCGGCCCCAACGCCCGCACCGAGGCCGCTGCCATGATTGCCAGTCTCAGGCAGCACCACGACTGGCCTGTACTGGCGCTATCGGATGGCGAGGTGAACGGCGCAAACGTGATTCGCCGCTTTGACGAGCCGGGCTGGGGCGCACGCTGGGCGAAGCTGTACCAGGACCAGTGCGTGCCGTGGGATAGCTGGCTATACCTGGATGCGGATACGAGGGTGCATGGCGACCTGTCGGCGGGCTTTGCCATTCTGGACGATGGCTGGGACGTGTGCATCACGGCGAGCGAACACCAGGGGGAGAACTGGCTCTGGCAGGCGAGCGCCGAAGAACGAGCGGCGACCGGCTCGCCGCTGGACCTGTCCTTGCAAGGTGGCGTGTTCTATGCGCGTCGGTGTGAGCGTGTCCACCAGTTTTTTGATG